CTTCAAAATAACCCCCCCTATATCCCCCCAACCGACCACTGATCGGCGCGCGTGTCGTTTGCCCGATGATTGGAAGCCAGCCCCCCTGACCGGCAAAGCCTTGGCGATGGTCCAGCGCTGGGCATCGGGTGAGCTGGAGCGGGAACTGGCCAAGTTCAAAAACCACTGGCTCGCCAAGCCCGGCAAGGATGCCTGCAAAACCGACTGGCAACGAACTTTCACCAACTGGCTCATCACAGCGGACGAACGGAAACCCAATGGAAACCTCCGGCACACCTCGTCAGGAATTGGCCGCACAGCCGCAGCAATCCAGTCGCTCGGTGGCTGGCACGACGACCGCCCCATGTGACATTCCCGCCGCCACGGCTGGCGAGGGGCGCGCCGAGCTTGGGGCTTGCCTTACCCTGGCGGCACCATCCGGCCTGACCGAAGCCGACCGGCGGGAATGGATCGCGGTGGCCATGACCACGCTTTCCGGCATCCCCTCGGACTTGCTGAAGCGCGGCTGTGAGGCTGCCCGCAAGACCGCCCGTTTCCCGAGCGAGATCGTGCCGACCATCATGGCGACGGTTGGAACTGAGTGGGACCGGCGCAAGCTGCATCTTCGCCAGCGTGCCGACCAGCGCGAGCGCATGAGCCTGCCTGCCCCGCTAAAGCCCGACCGAGTGGACCCTGCCGAGGTCGCCAAGATCCTCGCTGAGTTCGGTCATCGTCGGGGAGGACAAGCCTAATGCGCTACCCCCGCGAAACCACCTACATCATGCCGCAGCTATCGGTTCCCGACATCACTCGGGGCGAGGAACGCCTTGCAGCCGAGGTCGCGCTTGATCTGATCGAAGGCCGGGAGGTGTCCCCCTGTGCTGCATACCGCGCCCGCGATGTTCTGGAACGCATGGCAGGAGAGGCAGCATGACCCAATGGATAATCCTTCGCTGTAGTGGGCAGAAGACGCTGCGCTTGTCCGCAACGCTGACCGAAGCGGGCTACGAGGTCTGGACGCCGGTCGAAACCAAGCGCATCCGCATTCCCCGCGCCAACGTGCGGCGTGAGGTCACGCTACCGATCATGCCAAGTTATGTGTTCGCCAAAGCCGAGCACCTGGTGGATATGATCCAGCTCGCAGGGCGCCCGGCCTATGCTCATGCTCACGTCGATTTCTCGGTGATGAAGCACGGCGAGCGGTTCCCATCGGTAAGCGACGAGAGCCTGCAAGCCTTGCGCCGGCTAGAGGCCAAGCGAGCGCTGACCCGCAAAGCCACCCGCACGTTCGACGCTGGCGTTGAGGTTGTGGTGAAGGTGGAAGGTGGCAGTTTCGCCGGGATTAAGGGCAAGGTCGAGAAGTCCAATCACGGCCACACGCTGATCTGTTTCGGCGAAAGAATGACCGCGAAAATACCTACTAGCTTTCTTGATGAAACTGTTGTAAGGGACGAGGCACCTTGCGGTGGTATCGTCCACCGTAGGGCGGCTTAAGAGGTGGAACCGGCTCTCAGGCTTTGCCAGCCTGAAACTGCGCTCAGGAAACTGAGTAGGCCCCATCCTCTACGCGTGGACCGGAAAGGGTGCAGGGCGCCCCGCCGGGAGATTTCTGAAACGCGCCCAAAATAGATCGGGCTGAGAGAGCGTTGGAGCGCTCGATCTCAGCCCTAACCAGCACGATCATAGAGGGATCGCAATGGCTAGAATTAAGATGCCCGATGCGAGCAAAGCTGTCCAGCTTTTGCCTATCGACCAGTATTCCTTATCCGGCGTTTACTTCCTCTGGTTTGAGGGTGCGATCGTCTATGTTGGGCAGGCCGCTAACGTGCGCCGCCGACTAGGGCAGCATCTCGCTGAAGGCGTGAAGCTTTTTGACGCAGTGACCTGCTATCCGGTCAAAGACGAGCGGGTGCGGCTGAGGACTGAGAAAGAATACATCCGGTTACTCGCTCCCAAGCACAATCTCTGCCGGTTGGCAGACAAGTCGCGGTTCCTCAACCAATTCAGAAAGCCGAAAAATCCAAGCAAGCCCGCAGAACGTCGGGTCGTGCAGGACGAAGCGGCCTAACCCCATTCGGCATGACCTGGCTGCGCCCCTACGCGGCTATGTCCTGTCGAGCCCGCCAGATGAGCCCTCAACGCCGAGCGCAGCTACAGCGGCAATGTCAGCGAGCCCACTGGCGGGCGAACATTCGGAGGCCGCATGAGCCGTCCCACCATCTTCAGCGAAGAGATCGCAGACGCCATCTGCTCAAGGCTCGCCGAAGGCAAAACGCTCCTGAGCATTTGCAAGGAAGAGGGAATGCCCTCGCGCTCGTCCGTGTATCTATGGCGCGAAGAGAATGAGGCGTTTTCGGACAAGTTCGCACGCGCGCGAGATCTGGGCTTCGATGCGATTGCCGACGACGTAATCGAGATCAGCGACGACAAGACCGATGAGCCGGCGTCCAGGCGCGTGCGCGTTCAGGCTCGGCTTGATCTCTTGGGGCGTTGGTCCACTCGCTACAGCAACAAGACCAGCAACGAGCATACCGGCGCTGGTGGCGGCCCTCTCAAGCATATGATTGTGGAGTTCATTGATGGCCTCCCCGGTCAAGCTCCCGACGTGGGCTAGGGCGCTCTTTCGTCCATCGCGCTACAAGGCATTTTACGGCGGTCGAGGTTCGGGCAAGTCTCACTCGGCTGCTACCGCGCTGGTCATTCAGTCCGCTCAGCAACCGCTCCGCATCCTTTGCGCTCGCGAGATCCAGAAGAGCATCAAGGACAGCGTGAAGCGCTTGATCGACGACAAAATTGCAGAGTGCGGGCTTGGCGGGCATTTTGAGAGTACCGAGACGGAGATTAGAGGGCGCAACGGCTCGCTGTTTCTGTTCGCTGGGCTTCGGACCAACGCCGACAGTATCAAGTCGATGGAAGGGCTTGACCGGGTTTGGGTCGAGGAGGCCAACCGGGTCAGCCAGCGATCGCTAGATTTGCTAACGCCTACGGTTCGCAAGCCCGGTTCGGAACTGTGGTTCGGCTGGAACCCTGAGTTTGCCACTGATCCGGTCGATGCGATGTTCCGGGGTGGTCAGTCGCCGCCAGATAGCATCGTGGTCCCGGTCAATCATTGGGACAACCCGTGGTTTCCCGAGGTGCTTCGGGCTGAAATGGAGTTCGACCAGGGGCGCGACCCAGATAAGTACGCGCACGTCTGGCTTGGCCGCTATTCTACCCGCTCAGAGGCCCGCGTATTTCGCAACTGGAAGGTCGAAGAGTTCGTCACGCCAGCCAATGCCGAGTTTCGGTTCGGGGCTGACTGGGGCTTCAGTGTCGATCCGACAGTGTTGGTCCGCTGCTTTGTCGATGGCCGCACGCTCTACGTCGATCACGAGGTGTGGAAGGTCGGCTGCGAAATCGACGAGACGCCCTCGCTGTTCGCTGGCGACGATCCACAGCCGGTCAAGCGTTGGACGAACCAAGCGAGGCACGAAGGCATTCCAGGCGCCCTCAAGTGGCGCATTGTTGCAGACAGCGCACGGCCTGAGACGGTCAGCTATATGCAGCGCAAGGGGTTCCGCATCGTGCCGGCGATCAAGGGGCCTGGCAGTCTTGAGGATGGCGTTGAGTTCCTGAAGAGCTACGACATTGTTGTGCATCCGCGCTGTGCCCATGTTGCCGATGAGCTGACATTCTACAGCTACAAGCAGGATCCGTTGACCGAAGAGATTCTGCCGGTGCTGTCCGACAAGAAGAACCACACGATCGACGCGCTTCGCTATGCTCTTGAGGCCCTGCGCCGCGTCAAGCCCAAGCCGACGCCCGAACAGCGCAAGCCCCGCGATATGTGGTCAACGCCCGACAGAACCGAAGCGGATTGGAAGGTAGCCTAATGACCAGCACCTATCGCCGCGACCATATCAAAAGCCCGAAAAATGACGAGTTCGACGCGCTGACTTCCCCGGCGCGGTTCGACATCGCTTCGGCGGTGGCTGCGCTTAACTCGCTGTATCCGACGCCCACGCCAAGCCAAGGCGAGGTTCGCGCCTTGCAGCGTGCGATGGCTCGGTTCCTGATCGACAGCGGCAAGGCAAGCGCGAACGGGGTGCTGAGCTAATGGAAGGGTTCGACCTCGCACAGCTCAAGCGCCTCTACCAGGAAGCCCGAGACAACACGCAGACGGCCCGGCAAGAGTCGGAGCTGGCGCAGGACTATTACGACGGCAAGCAGTGGACCAGCGAACAGATCAAGGTTCTCCGCAAGCGCAAGCAGCCGGAGATCTGGGTCAACCGCATCGCGCCTGCCGTCAACGGCATCCTGGGGGTTCTGGAGCAAGGTCAGGCCGACCCGCGTGCTTTCCCGCGCAACAGCGAAGATCAGAACGCCAGCGAGGTCGCTACCGACTCCCTGCGCTATGCCTCGGACAATGCTCGCTGGCCGCGCACCAAGCTGGCTGCTGCCAAGACGTACCTGATCGGCGGCGTTGCTGCTGTCATCGTGGAGGTGAACGAGGAAGGCGACCCTTGGCCGCGCCTCATTCGTGCCGGCGAGTTCCTGTATGACCCGCATAGCCGCGATTACGACTTTGAGGATGCCCGTTTCATGGGCGTTGCGAAGTGGATGTACGTCGATGCGGTAAAGGCGCTGTATCCGGAAGCCGACATTAGCGCTGAGGCGATTGCTCCGACCGCCGTCACTTTCGACGACGAGGATAAGCCCGTCACCGGCTGGACCGATCCCAAGCGCAATCGCGTGCTGGTGGTCGAGATGTACGTCGAGAAGGGCGGCTGGCACCGTGTCGTGTTCTACGGCGGCGGCGTGCTTGAGGCCGAGCCGAGCCCTTACTTGGACGAAAAGGGGCGCCCGTCGAACCCGATCGTCGCGCAATCGTGCAACGTCGATCGCGACAACGGGCGGTATGGCATCGTCAAATCGATGGTGCCGATCCAAGACGAGATCAACATGAGCCGCAGCAAGGCGCTGCATGGCATGAATAGCCGCCAGCTTCGCGTCACCGACGCCGCCGGCCCCGATGTCGATTCCAACACCGCTCGCGAAGAAGCTGCCCGCCCTGATGGCGTGATCCCGTTCGGTTATGAGCCGACGCAGACGTTCGACATGCAGCAAGGCCAGTTGCAGCGGATGCAGGAGGCCAAGGCCGAGCTGGAGCGCATGGGGCCGAACCCGGCGGTGCTGGGTCAGTCGGCGGCATCGACCAGTGGTCGCGCTCAGCTTGTGCGGCAACAGGCGGGGCTCACCGAGCTAACGCCGGTCCTTGGCGGGCTCGAGGATATGGAGCTGCGCGTCTATCGGCAGATGTGGGCGCGGATCAAGCAGTTCTGGACCGACCAGCGCACCGTGCGCGTCACTGACGACATTGGCGCGGCCAAGTTCCTGGTGGTCAATGAGGAGATCGCGCAGGAAGTCCCTGCAATCGTGCAAGGCCCCGATGGTCAGCCGATGGCGGGAATGCAGCGTGTCGTGACCGAGGTAAAGAACCGTCCTGCCGAGATGGATATGGACATCATCATCGACGCGGTTGCTGACACGGCCAACGTCCAGAGCGAGCAGTTTAGCGAACTGGTGAAGCTGGCAGGCATCTACGGCCCGCAGGAAGTCCCGTTCGATGATCTGCTGGAAGCGTCGAACCTGCCGAAGAAGCGTGAACTGATCGAGAAGCGCGAAGCCCGCAAGGTGGAAGCGATGCAGGGTCAGCAGCCCGATCCGCGCATGGTTGCGGATGCCGAAGCGAAGATGGCGCAGGCCCGCTTGAACAGCGTCAAGGCAGACGGGCTAGAGCTTGAGAACAAGATGAATGCGATCGGCGCGGCCCATCTGATCGATGCGGTGCCCGAGATCGATAACGGCGTGGTCGCAAACGCCGGATAAATCTTGGCATTGAGCCGAGGTGCGTAGCCGCTCGCATTAGCGGCACCCAAGGAAAGTAACATGCGCGAAGTGACTGGCCACAAGGTCAATCCCGCGAACGATGTAATTTCCATCGTCGCAATGGATGAACCCGGCCCCGGTGGAGCCAACCACTGCTACTCTCTGGCGGCATCTCCCGACCACCCAGAGTTCCAAAACATCGAGATCAACTTCCAGAACGGCCCGATCAATGAGGCGGGCGTCAACGGCCTCACTCATGAGGCGCTGATCGCCATCGTTATCGATCGGATGCAAGCCTTTCAGAAGGGGCCGTATTCCTGCCGCGAGAACGCGCTGGCTTTGACCAAGCTTGAGGAGGCGCAGCACTGGCTGCTGCACCGCACCCGCGAGCGAATGGCCCGCAGCGTTGAGGGCACGCACAACCTTTAACAAGATTGCGGGCGCTCTGCGGGGCGTCCGCCATTCCTGCCGCCGAGGATAACGGGCGCTTTCGCCAGCTAGGGCGCAACTAGCAACGGGCCGCCGCCGCACGGGCGCAACGTGGATGCCGCGACGTTACAGCGAGCAAGGGGTCAACATGGAAGACGATGACTTTCTGGCAGCCGTTGAGGCTGACAACGAGGGTGTGCCCGTGGTCGAGGCACCTGTAGCGGAAGCGCCGCAGGAACCGACGCCGCAAGAGCCGGAGCAACCGGCAGAACCCGCACTTGAGTTGACGGAACTTGCGCCCGAACAGCCGAAGCCGACCGAAGGGTTTGTTCCCCTAGGCGCGGTGCTGGATGAACGGGATCGACGCAAGGCAGCAGAAGCCGAGCTTGAGCGATTCCGCCAGGCACAACAGGCCCAGCCGCAACCCGTCCAGATGCCCGATCCGTATGAGGACCCGGAAGGGTTCGCTGCGGCTCAAGAGGCAAGAGTTCAGCAGGCGCTCTACGCTCAGAAGCTGGTCTTCTCCGAGCAGATGGCGTCCGTCAAGCATGGCGAAGATGTCGTCAAGGAAGCGAAGGATTGGGGATTCAAGCGGTGTGACACCGACCCCTACTTCAACGCCAAGGTGGCTGCATCGCCCGACCCCATTGGATTTGTAGTGGCTGAGTACCGGCGCGAAGAGATCGCGTCGAAGGTCAGCCTGGATGAGTTCGCTCAGTTCCAGGCGTGGAAAACCGCTCAGGCACAGTTGCAGCAGCAAACCGCTCCGGCGGCTCCCCCAACAGCGGCCCCATCGCTTCCTCCGCGTTCGCTTGCGTCGGCACCATCGGCAGGAACCATCCTGACCGAGCCGGTTCAGAGCGACGATGAGATCTTCGATGAGGTCATCGGCAAAAGGTAACTCCGATGGCAGAAACCATCCTGAACAGCGGTCTCACGATCACCCGCTGGCGGAAGAATTACTTCCGCGAATACACCCGCGCTTCCCGCTTCGCTCCCTACATGGGCCGTGGTGAGGACAACATCATCGTCACCATGTACGAGCTTCAGAGCGAAGCCGGCAAGACGATCATCGTTCCCTTCGTTGGCAAGCTTTCGGGCTCCGGCGTGTCGGGTTCGCAGGTTCTCGAAGGCAACGAAGAGGATCTGGGCTCGGGCGCGATGCCCGTTTCGGTCGATTGGCGCCGTAACGCCGTCATCGTGCCGAAGAGCGAGCAGTATAAGACCGACATCGACCTGCTCGATGCCGCCAAGCCCGCCCTGCGGACCTGGGAATCGGAACTGCTTCGTGCGGACATTCTGCGCGAGTTCGGCGCGGTCACTGTCAATGACGCGACCCTGACGACCATTCCGTACGCCACGGCGACGGAAGCGCAGAAGAATGCCTGGCTTGCCGCCAACACCGATCGGGTCCTATTCGGCTCGGCGGTGGCGAACAACGCCAGCAACGTCCATGCGACTTCGCTCCAGAACGTCGATACCACCAACGATCGCGCCAATTATGCTTTGGTCACGCGCCTGAAGCGCATGGCGAAGGCGGCGAAGATCACGCCGTACCAGTCGGACCAGGCTGCCGGCGAAGAATGGTTCGTGCTGTTCGTCGGTTCGCGGGCCTTCCGCGATCTCGAGAATGACCCGACCATCATGCAGATCGACCGCGATGCGCGTGAGCGTGGCGTCGGCAAGGGCAATCCCCTGTTCCAGGGCGGTGACCTTCTCGTGCGCGGCGTCATCGTCCGTGAGGAGCCGGAGATCGGCGTTCTTGCTGGCGTCGGCAACGCGGGTTCGGACGTGGAGCCGATGTATCTGGCTGGTGCCGGCGCTCTCGCCGTTGCCTGGGGTCAGATGCCGCAGACCAAGACCCGCCTCGCCGATTACGACTTCCGCAAGGGCGTCGGCATCGAGGAGCTTCTTGGCGTCAAGAAGATCCATCAGGCCGGTCAGCAGCGCTCGATCGTCACCGCCTACGTGAGCGCCCCCGCGGATGCGTGATTAGCGCCAAGCGGTGCCCAATAAGATGCGGCTGACGTTGGCCTGACTGATGCCAACAAGGTCGGCAATCCTCTGCTGAGTCCAACCTTCCGCTCGCAACTTGCGAACCTTGGCCACATCGGCCTCAGTGAGCTTGGCGCGACCGTTCCTCTCGCCCCTATTCGGGTTGATGTTCGGCTTCCTTCCTAATTGGCGGAAGGCGTGAAGGTTGTTCTCAGAAGGGGTGCAGACCTCGAGGTTTTCAAGACGATTATCGTCGGTCTTTCCGTTCTTGTGATTGATTTGGAGGCCCTCACCGATGGGGCCATTGAATGACTGCCAGACTAGACGGTGAAGCTGGATAATGCGGAGCGGACCACCGTTTCGCAGGCCGACCCTCTGGTAATTGCGCCGACCGTGAAAAGGCTTGAGCACAAAGCCGGGCCGAGTGTGTGGCGCCGCCTTCGTGCGCATCACCCTCCCAAGGTCAGACACAGCGTAGGCATCCTCATACTCAAAAGCGGGCATCCATTTCTCTTGCATCTCGGGCTCCTTATGCGTCGCTTGGTAACATAACGCACAGTCGAAAGGAAACAAGAACATGGCAACCTTCAAGAGCCGTCAGGTAACTGACAATATGCCGATTCCGTCCCACGGGATGGCTTCGGGCACCAAGACCGCGCACTTTGCGATCGACCTGGGTGCGACTGCCGCCGCCGATGTCATTCAGTTGGGCTATCTGCCCGACTATGCCGTCCCGGTCGAAGTGCTGGTGCACCACACCGCAGCCATCACCGGGCTATCGGTTGGCACCACGGCTGCACCGGCTGGCCTCATGGCCAACGCGGCTGTTGCGGCCAACACTCCGCTCCGCACTGCTTCCGCTCCGGAACTGTTCAAGAACGTCGGCATTGGCCAGCGTCTCGTGACGGCGACGGTCGGCGGCACGGGTGGTTCGGCTGGCACGCTCAACGTCTCGATCCAGTACGTGATCGAAGACCAGGGCGTCGGCTATCCCTTCAAGCCCGCAGCGTAAGGAGACCTGATTATGAAGGCGACCTACATCGGAAACCCCGATCTGCCGAAAGAGCAGCGGGAAGTGCCCGAATCGTTCGAGATGTTCGGCATCACGTTCGAGAAGGGCAAGGCGTCGGACATTCCCGCCGAGCTGGAAGCGAAGATCGCTGGCAACAGCCACTTCGAGACGACCGGCAAGGCGACCGAAGCCAAGTAACTAGGATGGCCGGGGTGACGAGCCCCGGCCTCCTTTTCCAGATTGTGAGGGCCGCGCATGACGACTTGCCGCGACATCATCACGCGTGCTCTGCGTAAGGCTCGGGTCTATGGCGCCGGGCAGGTTCCGTCCTCTGAGGATATGGAGGACGGCATGGCCGAGCTTCAGTCGCTCTACGAGGCATGGGGCAGCGGCGGCATGTTTGGTCGCCTATCCGACATTATCGCCGAAGATGACTATGAGGCCAATCCGGGCGAGCGCGTTACCGCTGCTGCCGGGGTTGTCGTTACTCTGGTCACGCCGGATGAGGAGGAGGACAAGCCTCCCTTCGACATCGGTTTCGCCGAGGTGGTGCAGGACGGGTTCGTAACCCGCTCGCTCTACGAAAACGGCGCGTGGGTCACCATCAGCGATCTGACCCTTGATAGCGTGGCTCCGCTGGCCAATCGCGGTCAGGGCGGGCTTGCAGCGTGCCTTGCTATCAATCTAGCGGATGAGTTCGGCGGTTCGGTCGGCCCGGCCATCGTGCGGCAGGCCGGCAGCTTCCGCATGGCGCTCGCTACCAAGCACGGCAGCGATGCCAAGCGCACGGCTCCTGAATACTTCTGATGCCGGCACTTACCTACGGCACTGGATCCTATCGGCGCGAACGGGGCGGATTGCCTGCGTTCACTCTCGTAAACATGTTTCTGGAAGCGACTCCGAGCGCCGAAAACGGGGTTGTGCTGCAATCGCGGCAGGGGTTGATGTCGAGCTTAATCGGTGGCGAGGTTGGGACTGGACCGGTGCGGGGGCTGTATTCCAAGCCCGGCACGTTCAACGGCGACCTGTTCCGCGTCTCGGGCAATACGCTCTATCGCGGTCCAGAGGCGCTAGGGACCATCAACGGCACCGGGCACGTATCCTTCGCGGCGGCGGCGTCTGAAGTCCTCGTGACGGCAGGGCAGTCGCTCTACAGCTACAACGGCGCGACCCTACAGGCCGTGAGCTTCCCCGATGGGGCCAATGTGCGAGCGATCGCCTTCCTGAGCGGGCATTTCGTCGCAATCCGCAGCCAGACCCAGAAGTTCTATTGGTCGGCGCAGCTCGACGGGCGATCATGGGACGCACTGGACTTCGCCTCTGCGGAAAGTGAGCCCGACGCCCTGCTCGACATCGTGTCGATGCGCGGCAACCTCTATCTGATGGGGCAGCAGTCGATCGAGCCTTGGT